GGCGCGTACTCGTTGGCGAGATACGCGGCGATCTCCGTCATGGCCTCGTCGGGGACGTTGTTGGCGTCGTCTACGATGTAGACGTTGGCCTTGCCCATCGCCGCGAGGTGGCGCTCAAGGTTCTGATCGACAACGCGATAGTCTTCAGGCGGTAGGTCTTGCCCTGCCTGCCACACACCCAGGTTTTGCAAGACCCTTTCGATCAGGTCCGCGCGCGTTGCCATGAGACCTCATCTGCGGGCGGTTTTGTGCGGTTGCTCGCGATGCTCCAGCGTCGGCTGCTCGGGTCGACTGGCCTCGACCTCGCGCTGGCGCTGTGCCTGCGCGCGCTGGTCCTTCTTCTCGTTGAGCTGCTGGCGCTTCTGTTCCGCTTCCTGCTCGTGCTGCTGTCGCGCCTCGGCCGTCTTGGCGTGATCAGGCCCGCCCTCGACCTTGAAGTAGGGATTGTTGGCGAGCTTCTCTTTCAGGCGCGTGGCGTGCTCCTCGGGGAGCAGCTCATCAAGATTGACCGCCTCACCCGGCAGGAAGGTAACCCCGGCGATGTGGATCGGCGCCTCGGTCTTGTCGGGGTCGACGTAGGTCACGGCCCCCAACTTCTTCTTCTCGTCCTTTTGCTGCTCGGGCACGATGACCTCCTCAGGTCTGGTTAGTATAAAACTGCAAAACGTAGTCGAACGCGCCGGTCGCATAAGCACCGGCACCATTGAGACGGGCATAGATCTCCATCTCGTCCTGCACATATCCGAACGTCAGCGTCTGCGGCAGCTTGGCGACGGCGGTCAGCGCGCCGGCCGTGGTGATCGGGAACGGGAACGCGCCCGACGTCGGCGGCGTGCCGGGCGAGGTCACGCCGCCGATATCGACGCTGGCACCAGCGACGTTGTAGAGCGTCGACACGTACAGGATCGCGGCGTGGATGAAGGAGTTCGCCGGGATGGTGCCGATAGGGACCGCCTTGCCGACCGGCAGCGAGACGCCAGGGCCGCCCACCCGGTGCATGCACCGGATGCCGAGCACCCCATTCATGTTGGGGTAAGTGCGGCCCCTCTTCGCGGCGTTCAGCAGCGTGATGCCCATCGCTCAGTCCTTGTGGATGTAGAACGGGATGAGCACGTCAACCTCGCCGACGGTCGGCGTGGCGCCGGTAATGGTCAGCTTGATGTACAGCTCAAGCTGCACTGCCGTGTAGCCCATCAGCGTGCCGGTGATGATGCCGGCAGTGAACCCGGTCGCAGCGACATCCGACGCCGCCAGGATGCCACCCGGCGTGCCGGACGGCCCGATGTCGATCACCGCCGTGGTCATCGGCAGGAAGCCGACGATCACATGCTTGGAGACCGGCAGGATGACCGCGCCGGCCGGGATGGTGCCGATGTGAAACGGCACGGCCGGCGTCAATGCAACGTGGCCGGCGGCAGAGGCCGGCGACGGCGCCAACCCGTTCGAGACGTACTTGGTCTGATCCTGCTGGATGTGTGCACGAATGGCGTGCACCGCATTGACGCTCGGATATCCGCGCCAGGGCTTGAGCCCCTTGGTGATGATGACGCCGGTCGGTGCTCCCATGTCGCCCTCCTCAGACGTCTTGGACGGAGGCGACGTAGGCCTGCGCCACGCCCCACTGCACCAGCTTGCCGGTGCCGCCCTGGCCGGGGTTGCGTTTGAAGACCTTGGCGATCCCGTACACGGCCTCGATGCCGCGCCCGAGGAGCATCCCATAGTCGTCTTCCTTGCGCTCCGTCGGGCGAGGCATCTGCCCCCAGGCCACGGCGACAGCATTGCGGCCACACATGAAGATCGGCGCAACGTCGACAGCCCCACCGGCCCCGCCATTTGGGATCGTCAACATGTCATCCATCTCAGGGATTTCCCTGATGATGATGCCGCGATACAGAAGATCGCCGTCTTGAAACAACGGATTTTTGTCGACGCCGCCGTTCTCGCGAGGCCGAGCACTGAGGTTGGCCTGCTTGATATCAGCGTCGTCGGAGAGGTCGCGAAAAGCGTTGGCGCCGACGAAGCAAACGAACCACTCTCTGCCTTGCTCTTCGTTGTCTTTATAGGGAGTAATTCCTGGGCTGGTGCGCCGCGCCCGGCGCTTCAGCAGCAGGAGGAGCTTCGCCGACGCCTTGTCGGCCGAGGCGTCGACGTTCGCCAAGCTGGCGGCATGGTTGCCGGCGACGAAGTTCGAGATCGCCGAGCCGTAGAGAAGACGGTCGGCATTGGCGTCGTGCCATGTGTTCTTCTGCGCGCTCGTCGCGAGATCGTAGAGGATGCCGTTGACGCGCTGCCCGGCCGTCGCCTCCGAGCCCCAGTTCGCGGGCGGCGACTCGGACGGAATGGCGTGCAGCGCCAGGATGATCTCGTCGCGGGTGATGCCCTGTATCCAGTCCGACAGCATCGGCCGAACTTCATCGAGCTGCTCGTATGCGCTCTTGCGCATCTGAGCCCTCGTCAGCAACACGGCGTTTCTGATCCAATCGATCCAGACCCGCATGCCATATTCATCGAGCGGCTCTTCGTTGCCGGTCAGCGGCCCGGTCGAGACGCCGGGGCCGCGCAACGCGCCGACGAGCGGCACGTTGAGGATGTCGCCGCCGTCGGCGAGGTCCCGGTAGACTTGAATGATATTACTTGGGCTTTCGCCCATATACGGTGAGAAATAGTTGCCTCTACGCCATTCACGATAAATCTTCTTCCGCCACTTGATAACAACATTGTTGGCTTGAATGGTCGATACGGCCATGGTCGTGCCCTCTCACCCTCAGAGGGGCGTCTCGCTAATGACTGGTGCGAGCACGCCCGGCGTCGAAAATCGCTTCCTCAGACCCGTCCTCGACCTCGGTCGACGCCGGCATGCCGCGCGAGCCGCTCAGACGGGAGAGAGACGTTGGCAGGCGGACCTCTTGCCGAGCCTGCGGCGGCTGCGGCAGGAACCGGCCATCCTCGCCGCGAGGTCGCTGGTCGAGCTGCTGCTGTGGCGGCGCGATGCCCTGCTGCTGGAGCCGCGCCAGGAACTGCGGATCTTGCAGAGCTTCCTGAAGGATGCGCTCGCGGTAGGCTTCAAGGTTGCCGCCGGTCTCGTGCATCAGGCGGCGCTCGTGGAACCAGCGCACCATCTCCTCGCCCGGCGATCGGGCATTCATCACGCGGAAGTATGAGACCGGATCGGCGCCACCCTGACAGGTGGCGAAGAAATGCTGCCAAGCCGCATCGAACGCCGGACCATGCCGCATCGAAGCGAGCTGCATGTCGAAGTTGAGCTGCATGTCGGCGAGCTTGCGCTCGTGCTTGCTCTCGATCTGCGCGATGAACTTGTCGGGATCGCTGAACAGCATCTCCTCGGCTTTGGGCTGAGCCTGCTGTGCCGCTCTTTCCTGCTCGCGCCGCTGTAGCTCGCGGACGTGCGCCTCCAGCTTCTGGCGCTGTGATCGCTCCTCTAGGAGAGCGCGAAGCTCGCCGGCCTTGACGACCTCGGCGTCGGGATCTGGCTGCGGTTGCGGTTGCTGCTGCGGCACTGGCTGGGTGCCGTACTGCGGCACCGGGCCTCGCAGTGCCGATATCGCGTCACTGACGGCGCGAGACTCGGGCGGCTGCGGCGAAACGGACGTGTCTGGCGAGGGGGTAAGGTCGGCAGGCGTATCGGGTGCCGCGCCACTGTCGAAAACGTCTTGTTCCAGATCGGCCATAGCAGCCCCAGGCCCGGCATTGCGCCAGAATAGAGGGGGCGATATAACCCCACCCCTCAACCGAGATAAACTCTGCTATACTGCTTTAAGTGGTTCAGGACAATACAGGAGGCATATCGCCCCCTGTAGATGACAGTATAAGGGGCATATCGACCCATGACAAAAAGGAAGAACCCCTCTCAAAAGCCCGTCAAGCAGCCGGTACCGACACGCCCGCGCGTCAATGCCGTGCCGATCCCCGGCTGGACGCCGAAGCTCAATGGCGGCCAGCAGCGAGCGCACCACAAAACGCCTGAGAGCGAATTGCTGGTCGAGACGCTGGTCGGTTTCGGCGTCATCCAGAGTGAGATCGCCGACATCCTCGACATCAGCGTGCCGACGCTGGTCACGCACTACCGCGAGCAGCTCACACTCGGGGCGCACCGCGCCAATGCGGCGGTGGTCAACAACCTGTTCCGCATCGCCACCGACCCGAAGGGCGGCAGCGCGTCCGTCAACGCCGGGATCTGGTGGACGAAGGCGCGGATGGGTTGGGCCGAGACGCGCAAAGAGGCGATCAGCGCCGATGTCCGCACCGTCAACGCCAACGTCCGAGACCTCACCGATGAACAGCTTCTCGAAATTATCCACCGAGGACGCCGCGACAGAGCTGTATCAACGGAGGTCGAGCCGGGGAAACTTCAGTGACTGGTGCCGTTTTTGTGATTTCGAGCCGGCCTCGCATCACCTCCTGCTCTGCGCCGAGCTAGAGGCATTGTCGCGTGGGGAGACCGAGCGCCTCGCGATCTTCTGGCCGCCAGGATCGGCCAAGAGCACCTACGCGTCGATGCTCTACCCGCCCTGGTTCCTCGGCCAGCACCCCGGATCGACGATCCTGGCGACATCGCACACCTACGAGCTGGCCGAGCACTGGGGCCGGCGGGCGCGCAACTTGGTCGACGTGCACGGTGCCAAGGCGCTCGGCATCGAGGTCGACCCGGCGACACGCTCGGCGGGCTTGTGGTTGACGACCAACGGCGGGCAATTTTTCGCGGCCGGCGTCGGTGGCGCCATTGCCGGCTGGCGCGCCGACTTGGGCATCATCGACGACCCGGTGCGCTCGCGCGAGGACGCCGAGAGCAAGGGCACGCAGACCCGAAACTGGAATTGGTACAAGTATGATTTCATCCCGAGGCTGAAGCCGCAGGCGAAGCGCCTGCTGATCCAGACGCGCTGGAGCGAGGGCGACCTCGCCGGCATGATCCTCGATGACGAAGCCGACAAGTGGCGCGTTCTGACATTGCCGATGGAGGCCGAGGACAACGACCCGCTCGGGCGACTGCCTGGGGAACGCCTGTGGGCCACATGGTTCACAGAGGACATGGTGACCGAAGCGAAAAGGGACCCGCGCGTCTGGGCTGCACTCTACCAGCAGAGGCCAGCGCCCGAGACCGGAGATTTCTTTCAGCGCCGCTGGCTGCACCCGGTGCACAAAGCCGAGACGCCGCCGCTCAACGAGCTGCGCATCTACGGCGCGAGCGACTACGCGACGACATCGACCGGCCGCAACGACTGGACCGTGCACGTCGTCATGGGCATCGATACCAGCGATCGCCCGTGGGTGCTGGACCTGTGGCGGCAACGCGCCACGACCGACCTATGGATCGAGGCATGGTGCAGGTTGGTTAAACATTGGAAGCCGCTGTCCTGGGCCGAGGAGCGTGGTCAGATCCTGTCCGGCGTCGGCCCGTTCTTGGACCGGCGCGCCCGCGATCTGCAAGCCTACACGGACAGGCAGCAGTTCACAGCGCGCTTCGACAAGGGCATCCGCGCGCAGAGCTTCCGAGGCTACATCGCGACGATGGGGCTCTGGTATGACAGCCACGCCCCCTGGCGCGAGGAGCTGGAGCACGAGCTGCTGACGTTCCCGGCGAGCCGTCACGACGACATTGTCGACGGCATGAGCCTGTGCGGACAGATGCTCGACTACGCGCTGATGGGACGAAAGCCGAAGAAAGAGAACAAGAAGCTGGGCCACGCCTACAGAGCGATGCGCCAGGAGCCGGCCCAGCACTCGATCCTTACCCTCTAGGAGCGCGCCGATGCCCGCCCAGGTGCTGCAATTCCCGCAACAGCCGATGTCGCCCGAAAGCAGCGACACGGAAGAGGCGCGCGGTCCCTACCTGCCGCTGTCACGGCTGAAAAAACAGTTGACCAATTTCCTTGGCGCCAAAACCGACGAGCACACCGAAGCTGGCATGGCGCGGCGTTACTATCACGGTGCGCAATGGGAGTCGAAGCACATCAAGGCGTTGAATGATCGCAATCAGCCGGTCGTCACGTTCAACAGGATCAAGAGAAAGATCAACGTCGTCTGCGGCGTGATCGAGAAGCTCAAGCAAGACCCCAAGGCATACCCGCGCACGCCGAACCCGCAGGGTGAGAAGGGCGCCGAGCTGGCGTCCCAAGTGCTCTTGTACGGGCTCGGCTGGGACTGGGAGCGCCTGTGTGCCGAGACCGCGCGGCAGGCGGCGATCGCCGGGATCGCCGGGATCGAGATGGTCCTGATCCAGGGCGACAAGCAGGACCCGGAGATCGCGCTGATCGAGGTCGACAGCCGCGACTATTTCTATGACATCAATTCGCAAAAGTTGGACTTCGGCGACAACAGCTACGAGGGCACGACGCGCTGGGTTGACTTGGAGGATGCGCAATTCCAGTGGCCCGACAAGGCCGACGAGCTTGCCGAGAACCTGCCGACATCGGCGCCGACGCCCTACCCGCGCGACGACGACAAGCGGCTCAAGTGGTGGGACAACACCGAGAAGCGGCTGCGCATCGTCGACCACTGGTACAAGCGCGGCGGAACTTGGTACTATACCATCTATTCCGGCGAAGTTATCTTGGAAGAAGGCGAAAGTCCTTTCAAGAACGAAAAGAACGAAAGCATCTGCAAGTATATGATGTTCTCGGCCGACGTCGATCACGACAACGACAGGTACGGGTTCTACCGCGACTGGAAGGGGCCGCAGGACGAGATCAACCAGCGCCGCTCCAAGGCGCTGCACCTGATGAACACCCGCCGCGCCATCCTTGAGCGCGGCGCCGTCGACGACATCGAGCTGACGCGGCGCGAGCTGGCGCGGCCCGATGGCCTGATCGAGAAGAACAAAGGTTATGAGTTCACCCTCGACGACACGCGCTCGCTCGCCGACGCCAAGGGCAACCTCGAAATGTTGCAGGAGGCCAAGGCAGAGATCGATCAGTATGGACCCAACCCCGGCCTCGCCTCGTCCCAGGTCGACCCGACCTCGGGCCGCATGATCGAGCTGCTTCAGGCCGCCGGTATCGCCGAGCTGGGTCCCTACTTCCTCGCGTACCGGCAGTGGAAGCTCCGCGTCTATCGCGCGATGTGGAACGCCATCCAGCGGTTCTGGCAGTCGGAACGCTGGATCAGGGTGACCGACGACCAAGACCTCGCGCAATTTATCAAGCTCAACGGTTGGGAGCTGGACGAGAGCGGCATGCCCGTCGCCATCAACCAGCTTGCCTCGCTCGACGTCGATATCATCCTCGCCGAGGGGCCGAACGCCATCAACACCATGAGCGATGCTTTCGACAGCTTGGTCGGGCTCGCCAAGACCGGCACGGCAGTGCCGCCCGAACTGATCGTCGAGCTGTCGTCGCTACCAGCCTCGGTCAAGAAAAGGGCGATGGCTCACCTTGTGCAGTCGCAACAGCCGAAGCCACACGATCTGCAAGCCATTCAAATCAAATTGCAGCAGGAGCTGGCGCGGGCGCAGGAGATCGCCGCGCATGCCCAGCTCTATGTCGCCCAGGCGCAGAAGGCCGGCGCCGAGGCGAGTGTCGCCGGCATCCCCGACGCGCCAGGAGCCGGCCCGGCGCCGCAGATCGACACCGCCGCCGATCTCGCGAAAGCCTCGCTCGATGTCGCCAAAGCGAAGCAGATCTATCAGGAGCTGTCGAAGCCGCACGAACCCGGCGCGTTCTCCGACAGCTTGGCGAAGCAGGCCAAGGCCGAGCGCGATCTCGCCGAAGCTCGACGCAAGCAGGCCGAGACCCTAAACATCGTCAAGCACGGCGCCGCCGAGCCGGCGATGATACCACCCCCGCCGCCGAAGGGGGGCAGCAGCAGTGACTAGTGCACACGACAAAAGCTCTCATCCTCGGAGTGGCTCTGATGCCCTGGCTCGCTGACATGCGCGACATCAGCGCGGCGATCGCTGCGCAGCCCGTAGCCCGTTCAGTGATGCCTCGGTCGCGTGATGAGATCCCGTCAGCGACCGCGCCAACAGTGCAGGAGATGTGGCAGCGCGCACCCGAGCGCGCTGACATCTGGGAGTTCGAGCGGCGCGTGCGACGAGGTGAACTTACAGAAGAAGAGGCCAATCGACAGTACCGTCAAAAATGGGGCATCCCCGAGCCCGACCCGCCGCTGCCATACCTCAAGCGAAGAAGCCTCCCAGGCCTGAACCGCGAGTGGGATAGATAGCCATGCCCAAACAGCTCAGGCCCCAAGACTACGGCGTCAACAGCTTTCAGGATCTTGCCCGCATCGTCGGCACGCTCGGCGGTGAGACTGATCGCGGCGGCACCGCCGCCAAAGCTATGATCCTCGACATTGTCCGCAACCGAAGCCTCCACCCTGAATACCAGAAGTTCAACACTGCCACCGATAAAGGCATGGAGGGCGGGCCAGAAAACTATACCGGCATTGCCGCCCAGATGGTTCGCCCCGGTCAATTCTCGACATGGGGTGAAGGTCAAGCCGGTGCTTTTAAAAAAGCAACCGACCTACACAACGACATCATCGAGTTGTCTCGCAACCCATCAGCATGGGATAAGCTGCCGGCCGCACGACAACAGGAGATTAATGAAGGCCTTGAGGCCATGCGCGGCGTACTTGTTACTCGCGATCTGGAAGGAGCGTCCGGCGGCGCATTGATGTACGGGAACCCCGCCGGAATGAAGCAGGCAATGCGGGCCAGACATGAAAGCAAATACGGTCTGCGCGACAGTGCAGATATGTACGGTCATAGATATTATACTGGCAGACCTGAAGAAACACGCGGCGTGCGTGAGGCAATAGAAAGGTTCGACTTAGAAGGCAGGCTGGCACGGATGCGGTTGGGTCCACTCCCCGACTCTGAAGTAGGCTACGCCCCCCTCGACCCGAAACTGTATGACCCCGCCACCAACGCAGACTACATGGGAAGCCCGCAGGGCGGCCCTGGATTTGGTCAGATCATCTCTGGTCAGTTTCCCGAGCGCCCGCCTGAGTTCACCGGAGGTGAGTACAGGGTCAGCCCCAACGCGCCGGCAGAAGACTTCTTCAACATCAATAGATCGATGGGTGGCTTTCGTGGCCTGCGTGCCGGCGGCGCCGACGTTGCTGGCATCGACACCACCGGCATTGCCTTCGACCGCGCCGGCAACCCGCTCGGCAACGTCGGGGTCAGCCGGGCGTGGCAGGAGGGCCTGCGCGATCTCCAGGGCGCATATGACAACACTCAAGGGGTCGTCGCAGACAGCTCTGAGTTCGCCGGCCGTTACGCCTACCCTGGTGATATCAGGCCGCAGGACGCGATGTTCCTGGCCGAGAACCCTGGCGGCTTCGTCACCCGCGAGGGCCGGCAAGTGCTGCCAATCGAGTACGCCACCGACGTGCTCGGCCTCGGCTCCCCGCAGGACTACGCCGGACGCTACGACACCGCAGACCTCGGGATCGATGACGCCCTGTTTCTCAAGAACAACCCCCAATTTACCCTGGCAAAAGGCGGCGCCAACACCGGCTACGGCTATACGCAAGACCCCTCAGGAGCTTATGTCCCGAACACCACAGGCGCAGGCGGCGATCAGCGGTTCGAACAGCAAGGAGGAGCCACACCCAGGACGCCAATACGGGGCGACTTCGATTACATTCCACAACCGGGCGACTGGGATTACGTTCCTCCTGCTCCCGTCGCGAAGACGCCCCCATCCACAAGGGACCTCAACGGGTTCGACACTCCTACCACCCCGTACACGCCGAACACGCCGATCCCCGTGCCTGATGTCAGCACCAACCCGGCGGCTGCGGCGAGCACTATCCCTGGCGCGATCACGGTCCCGCCGATCGACTACACCGTGCCGTCGTTCCTCAACCCGACCTACAGCATCCACAACACCTCGCTCGGCGGCAGCGGCGTCTCGCCGGGTACAGTTGGACCGTCTGGAGTAGCAGGCGCTCCGGGCATCGCGCCCGCTGGCGGCGGGACCATGGGAGGCGGAACCTTTTATGATCCCCAGCAACCGAACCTTACTGTCTACGGATACGGCTACTGAGGTGATGCCACCATGACCCCGCGCGAGGTTGCCGACGAACTGGCCCGCATGGCCGAACGCTACAAGCTGGAGGAGAGCCGGCGGCGGGTGCGCATGGTCGCCGAGCCACAGAACGCTGGCAACGCCCAGGCGATCCCCGAGATGCCGGTCGCCGAGCCGGACATCGACGAGTACGCCTACCGGGGCTCGCCGTCGCCGCCGGTTCGCGGCGAGCCCAAGATGCCGGCGTCCTGGGTCCCAGATCCGGCGCCGCTGCCCTACTCCCCGCCAATGGGCTCTGCGGCCTCCACAGGAGGCCCTACAGACGTTTTCCAGCCGGCGGCGCGGAATTATGCCGCGACGGCGCGCGACCTCGCCAAGGGCTATGTGAGCGACTTTGACAACTATGTGAAAGCCGGGCGCGGGTCGCTGCGCCGTGGGATTGAAAAGACCGGCTTCTACGAGGCGTTCCCGAAGCTCGTCGGCCCGCACCTCGGCGCCGCCACCGACAAGTTGGGCACGGCGGCCGAGCTTTTAATCCCCGGCGGCGGCACCATGCAGGATGCGGCCGAGGCGGGGCGCCAGCTCGAACTCGGCAATTACGGCAGGGCCGCAGGCGCCACGGCGCTCGGGGCGGGATCGGCGGCCCTTGACTTCATCCCCGGCGGCGCGGCGGTGAAGGGCGTCCTGAAAGGCCTCGCGACCGGAACCCGCCACATCAACGACATCCTGCCCGCAGCCGGCGCGGCCGGCGCTATTTTACCGAAGGTGCGGCGCGGCAAAGCAGCCGCCGTCGAGGCGCCAGCGGTCGTGCGCGACGAGGCCACCGCCGCCACCGAGAAGATCCTCGAACAGGCGGCGCGCGAGCGCCGGCCAACCTATCCCCCGGCGACCGAGCCGGTGTTCAAGACCCGCGACGAGACCGGGGAGCTGACCCGCGAGCTGGTGCCGCAGACCTCGATCCGCGACCAGATCCCGCGACCCGATCCTGGCACGAACCAGCTTCCGCTCAACGACCGCGCCCGCATGGTCGCCGAGAACGTCGAGCCGATCTCCGACATCATCGCCCGCGATCTCGCACCCCGCGTCCAGGCCAACACGCCCTCGGGGCAGTTCTACCACACCGGCCCGGTGATCCTCGGCCTGAACGATATCGGCGGATTGTCACCGGCCGAGTCCTTGCATCACCTGGGACAGTGGTCGGGCCAG